GTTAATGGCGCATCAGGGGCTTTATGTAAAGCTAATGTTACATTTTTCGTTTGTGGCTTATTTACTTTCATCTTTACCTCCTACTATTTCGACTTCCTCACTGGCGCTGATATGGAAGATGTCGCCGTTTTCGTCTGTACAAACACTGTACATCCCGTCGATGTGGTGGAACAAAAGCACCACGCCATCGCTTAGCATGACCTTGCTATTTCTTGGCACGTTATAAAGTTTCATTTCAAAATCCGATCAATGATGGAAGGTGTGCAGGTCTTCTGCAACACCAGTGGAATCTGTGCGTAGGTGTATCCCAAAAGAAACATCAGCGCGGCGAACATACCCAAGGCCGCAAGGCCTCGGATAGCCAAGTCATACAACGCCTTCACTTGCGATCCCCATACTGCGCAAGGTAGGACTCAAGGCGGGAGATGCGAGCCTCGTTGTAGTCAACCATGCTCTTGGCGTAGTCAACTCCAGTCTGCGCAGCCAGCAGCTCAAGGTATGCCTCGGACAGCTCAGCAGCGGCGGCTTCCAAGTCGGTTGGGCCGGATAACAATTTCTTCAAGTATTTAAGCATGATTGTTCCTTTCAGTTAAACATTTTGTCGAGTTCTTTGTACAACTCATACGCCTCTTGGACGTTGAGCGTTTCCAGTACCTGCTTGGCGGTCAGCCTCGTGGGCGTTGCCTGTGTAGTCGGGATGCTCAGCGCTGCAATACCCCGCGCTTGTTCTGCGGGCATTTGTGTAACCTTTGGCTTGGCTTTCTCAACCTTCGTTCTGATGGGCGTGTAGTGCTCGTTGGCTATGTGCATGCCACCATTCACGCTAAGGGTGATCTGTTTGTTACGAATCATGGCCGACAGTAGCGTGGTGGTAGACGAGGGCTTGTAGCCTAGCTTCTTAAGCTCTTTGATGGCCTCCGACTTGGTTATGCCGGGATTTTCTTTGACGTACTGGTGCGTGGCTTGACTGACACCCGTCGTTACTTGCGGTGCGTTTGCTGCATCTACTTCTTGTTCCCAAGAGCTGATGACTTTACTGAGTGCGGTTTGCATATCGGGCATTTGCTTCTCCTATGTTTAAATTGCCGTAAATGATTCTAGAGTCCCAACCCCCTCTCGGGGGTAGGTATCAATTTATAAAATTGTCACCGTCCATCCCATTGCCTTGATGACTTTCTCGATGGACTTGTCGGGCAGCAGCCCCTCAGTGATGTGCACTTCCTTCTTGATCGGATACACACGCACTTCCATGCCGCTGCGCGGGACATGCCATATAGCCCCTTCCTGCAGCATGCTGAACAGTCGCTCAGTCCATGCCACTGAGTTGGCCATACCTTCTTTGGTCTTGATGTCGTAGTTCATTTCAATCTCCAATGCTTTCGTAGTGGTTAATCAAATGGTCGAGCCATGCGTGGCGTGTGATCTGCGCTTTGCATCGCTCGTCGTACGCTCTGATTTGATGCGTAGCGTTCAGCCATCCCTCCAAACTCTCGTGCCCCCCTAGCAGGCACTGCACAATATACCGCGCTTTGCGCTTGTCCATAACTCTTATGTTTGGGGCTTCCAAAATGGCGACGCAGACAAACCTCTCCTTGCCGCTTTCGAACCAGTTGCCCTCGCCGTCCCATAGCTGCTCCTTCGCGGCCTTAAATACCTTGCTTGTTTTCATTTCACTTCTCCTTCCAGTTGTTTCTGTTTCTCGCGCCACTCACGTAGCTCGGCTCGTATCTTGGCGTGGTACTTACGTGCGTACTCACGCCGCTTCTCTTTTGCTGCTTCCTCCTTCTCCAGTATGAGGGTGTCGCGCTGCGCTAGGTTCTCCGGTGTGGGATTGGCTATGGCCAGCGCGTCTGCCTCCTTCAGCTTCTCGCGTAGCTGCTCGATGTGTGATAGCGGTCGTGTCCTTGTCGTGGGCTTGCGCTGTCGTGGCTTGTAGGGCTGCACTTTGGCTGGCGCGTAGAACGTGCGCGGGAACAGCTCCATTGGATTCTCCTCGTTCAGCAGCTCAAACGCCCGCTCCGTTGCGTCCTTGATGCGTTGCGGCACCCAGTCCGTCCAGTGCTCACCCTCGTCGGGTACGCCCTTCTCCTTGGCCATCTGCTTGGGTGTATGCGTACCCGCGTCCCTGTAGTCGCGCAGCTTGTCGGCCACCTTCTGCACCAGCGTGGTGTATGCCTTGTATGTATGCAGCACACGCGCACTTGGCGACTCATCGAACTGCGCCTCATAGGGACTGCCGTACCCCATCGGTGAGCCGTACAACTCCTCGGCCTTGCGCAGCCTAGCCTTCGGCGTGTTGACCGCCTTGTACGCCTGATGCACGAGCGGTGCCCATGCCTTGCGTTGTTGCGTGCGCTTGATGTTCGCCACACGCTTGTCCTCGCGCTCTGTGCGGATACGCTCCTTGATGTCTTCGCGGATGCCTACATCGGTTGGGTAGTCCCGCATCAGCGTGTTGTGCAGTTCCTTGTCCGACATGGCTTTTAGTTGGGTCAATGGCGTCAGCATATAACCTCCACTTCTGCTTGGGTTTCAATCCACACCTTGGCTCCGCACGATAGCGGGTTGTCCGGTGCGTACACGATCTTGCTTGGGCCGTGCACGGCCACCTCGTTGCACTTGGTGTTCGACTTGTAGGTCTTGACCGTGAGCACGGGCAGGTCTGCCCCCTTGGCGTTGGCACGGATGTTGTGTTGGTTAACGTGGATGATGGTCTTCATACTTCCCCCTTTCCTTTGCATTTGCTGCATGTTGTGCCTTCGCTGTAGCCCTCGCCGCTGCCGTTGCAGGCAGCGCAGATACCGGACTCGTCATCTTCTGTCTCGTACAGTACGTCACCGTTGTGGAACAGCGCAGGGATAAGCCAGTCGCCGCCGTAGAAGCTAGCGTTCCACTCAGCTATCTCCATGCACTCGTCCTCGGTATCGGCCACGATAAGCTCCCGCTTCTTAATCTCCTGCACGATGGCAGTAAAGTCATCGGGAAAAAGAATCGTCCCGTAAATTACGTCTATTTTCATTTCAACTCCTTTGGTATTTCAATATCAGCGCCCAGCTTGGACGCAACGTAGCAGCGCATGGCTGCGATGAGGGGTGTTGCGCCTGTTGCGCCCCATGCCGTCTCAGCGGATAGATCGTGGCTTGCAAACCAAACGTCTTGGTCATCGCGATCAATACCTATACCCTCCCGCTCAATGATTGGCCCGCCTTGTGCCCAGTCGGTTGAATAAAAATGTGGATCGTCAATATCACCGATAAATTCAGCGCCCACTTCACACTTAGCCACAGCCCAGTCGAGGGCGGCTCCGGTCAGTTCACTCGTCTTTACTTTCATTTCAGTTCTCCTATCATGTAAGGGGTTTGGTTTGCTATGTCGGGCGTGATGATGAAGGGCACATCGAAGTCGGTCATGTTCTGCATAAACTCCCGCGCCTTGACCCTCGATGTGAATGACGCAACGAAGCGTCCTGCGTAATAGACCTTGTATGTCCAGCGTTTCTTTTTCATTTCACTTCTCCTAAGAATTCCCCGTGAGACGGCACGGGGATGACCGTTCCTTACTTCAGACCCCACAGTTTGAATCCGGCGCAGTCGGTGTGCTTGTACACGCCGTTTGCGTCAAGTGCTGTGTCGCTCAGTGCGTGTTCTGTTGGGTGTTTTTCGTGGCATGGGAAACCGCCGGAAGCGGCGATCTCCTCCATTCGCGAACGCACAATTAGCCTGTGCAGTTCGGGCGTGGTTGGCTTGCATGGGCACATGGTGCACGGTTTCATAGCCGTTCCTTACTCTACGTACGCCATGTCGAACAGCGTGTTCAAAATATCGTCTGTGCTGTTGTGCCCGACCATGCCCATCGCCATCGTGATGACGTCATCTGTCAGCTTGCTGCGCTTGATGTACTTGCGTGCAAGGTGTGGTTCCTCGGGGTACACCGACTCGGATATCAACTCGATCAGGTTGGTCATGAACCCCTGCCGCGCATCGAGCAGGCACTCGTACAGATACTCATCGGCATCGAGCAAGCCCACGTCATCAGTGCCCCACGTCATGATGGCGGCATCAAGGTTAAGGTTGGTAGGCGAGCCCCACTTGCTTGTGTCCCACTTGCTTGCATCGTCCTTGTAGTTGTACCACCACTTGTTGCCCACGAGCAGCTCGTCGGGGTCAGGAATAGTCGGGTCGCGGTCAGTCACAAGCGCATCCCAATCAATGACCAGCACGGCCTCGGCCAGTCGGTCGAAGTGAATCATGTCGAGCTGCTCCTTGTCGCTGTGCTCGTGCATATAACCACACGACACATTGGTGCACTCGGGGATGATGTCAACGAACTCGGCGGTGTCGGTGTACACGCCAGTGTTGTCAGGCGAATACATAAGCTCCTCATCGGTCGCGTTCAACTCGGCAGCCAGCGCATCGGCAAACGCATCGGAGCAGCAGCGCCCATACCCTTGGTGACTGATGATGCTATCCGTACCACGGCGGTCGAAGGCAATGGCGCGGTCAAACTCAGCGAGCAAGTTGGGATACTGCTTGGCCAAGTGCTTGGCACCGATGCCGCCGCACTCCTCGCCTTGGGTGAACACGTAGTACGCTGGCACATCAGCGTGGATCATATGCATCAGCAGCGCACAGCCCACCCCATCATCCGCACCCAAAGCTGCGCCGTCCGCATACCACATCGAAGTAGTCTTGCGAATCTTGTTGGCTCCAGTCGTGCGGTGCACGGTGTCCACGTGGGCTACGAACAGCGTCTTGTTGTCGCTGTGTCTGCGGTTGTCGATGTGCACGTTACCCGCTACGTCTTGCCATGCGTTGTCACGTAGGCGCTCGGGCAGTCGGTCAATCAGCCACGCCGTGAACATCAAGCTGCCCTCGGAGTTGTGTGGGCGCATCACGCTCAGTGCACGCTGCAAGGTCTTGTAGACCATAGTCTGTTTCTTTTTCATGGTGGTTCCTTTGTTGTTTCTGTGACACGGTGTCACGGTTTATTCGGCAGTCACAAGCACGTAGTGCTCTGCATGGTCGGGGTGGATATGCTTGCCGCACTTTGTCTCTACTGCTGACACGTCATCGTTGGCGTACCAGTCATCGCTATGGGCGCACTGCCATGCCTCATCCTCAAGGCACCACTCGCCGTTCTCCAGCTCTACGCAGTCCTCACGCAGCTCGTACTCGCCGTCCTGTGTGTAGCAGATAAGCTCGGACTCAGCCGGGTAATGCTCGCCCTGACTCTCGATGTACACCGCGTCATTAATGGAGCAATACTCGCCGTCATGCAACTCCACGATGCCGTTGTCGCCAATCCAGTTAGCGTGGTAATACTCTCCATCGACCTCGATGGCGTCATCGTTGGGCACCGCATACTCCCTGCCGCCGCGACCGTACACCGTAGTGAAATCGTTCTCGTAGCAGCCACGGCACACCGAATCGTCACCGTGATACCCGATGCTGAACATATCGTCCCCATCGCAGCGGTCACCGCAGTGCGGGCAAGTACAAGCCTCAAGCTCCTCGGCATCCCCGTTGGTCTCATTGCACCGGTACTCGCCGTCACCGTTACGCACAATCTCCAGCGTGTTGCCGTCAATGGTTACGTCCTTGTTGCCGCCGTCCAAGTACGGTGCAAGGAACCCGCAGTCGTTGCTCACCTTGATGCGCTTGAACGAGAAACCCACCCAGTCATCCGCCTTGCGGTAGCCCTGCTCACGCAGCCATGAGTTGAGACGCTCGTCTGTGTCCGAGTAGTTGTCCGAGTATTCCTTGCGGCGATACGTCCGCACCCACATATTGTCGTTGAGCAAGGCACGCCCCGAGTAACGGCCACCCTCCCTGACATATGCCATGTGCCAGCCAAGAGACGGGTCGTACACCTCGTAAGGATGGCGGTTGCCTGATGAACCGAACTCCTCGTCCTCACCGCTCATGCAAGACGGCGGGCCATTGACGATTATGTCCAGCATCTCCGGCATGGTACGCACGATACCGAACTCTGCCTCGGTGTACATACCGCTGATGTCGCGGATGACGTTGGAGTTGAGCGCAGGGAAGTGGCGCGTCAGATACTTGGACACGGACAGCACAAGCTGTCGGTCGGCCTCGCCGTACTTGTCGTCACGGGTATACGCCACCATGTGTGCGCCTTGCTTGGATACGTGCGGCCACTCCATCACGAGCTGGTGCCAGTTGGCAGGCGAAGCCAAGTCCCACGCTTTGTACACGGCAGGGTGCATGCTGCTGTTGTTGCACCACTCGCGGTTGAACCACGGACGATGCTTGCACAAGATGCGGGACAGCGTATTCACAAGAGTCTGCGGGCGGTCTGCCGCACGGCTACGCTCCTCAAGGTGCAGCGCGAACTCAGCCCTGACCTTACTGGCTGGCGGGAAGCGATACGCGTTGAGACTGTCGTAGTTTGACCGCATCTCGTTGAAGTATGCGCTCTCAGTCCACTCGTAGCTCGCCAGCTTGCGGAAGTAATAGTACACCTCATACACATAGTTGTCCTCGGTGCGGCTGTTGTTGCTACGCCGGATGGCGTACTCCAGTCGATCGAGCGCCGCTATGTCATTCGGCGTTTCCAGCAACGCGTTGTGCTGCTCGCTGAACCTGTTGATACGTGCGTACATCTCCAGCTTGTTGATGAGCGCGGTTGCTTGTGCTTTGTAGTTAAGCATTTTTATTTCCTCGTTGCAAGTGCAGCCTGAGACGGCAGGCTGCTAACCGTTGGAACCGTGACACCGTGTCACAGTTTTGTTTCTTAGTAGACGTGGCGTACTACGCCAATAAGTTTTTCGTACGTGTCCCAGTCGGTATCAATCTCCCAATCCTCGGGCACTTCAACAACAGCGAGCGCTGGGTTGGACAGCATTCCCTCCTCGCACAAACGCACGAGGGTAGGGTCGGCACGGAACGCTACCCAGTCCACCCCCACAAACCATGTGGTCGTGCTTGATATTTGTTTCGGACGTGAGCCGAGTGCCCACCCACGCAAGGCGCAGAACATACGCATCTCTGCGCTGTTCAAGCGCAGCCCGAAACCAGCGGTGTTGGTTACTACTTTCATTTGCTTTCTCCTTGGTTATTGAACTTGCACCGAGAACTCATAGAGCACCTCTGCACCCTCACGCGGGAACACTTGGACGCACAGCCCGTTCTCCTCGATGCCGTCACCTAAGTCGCACCCCACAAAGTGGAACGTGAACCCCCTGTAGTTGACGCGGGCATTCACCTCCGGCAGGTCGGCGTACTTCCGCGCAGAGATGTACCCTTGTGCGAACGCAAGCACCACGTGCGGCGCGGCTTCTTTCTCCAGTAGGGCGTATGCCTGTCGTTGTTCGTATGATTTCATTTGCTTTCTCCTAGTTGCTAGTGCGGCGTGAGACGGCACGCCGCTAACCGATAGGTGGGACAAATGTCCCACTTGTTTCTGACACCCGTCAGGCCTGCGCCTGTGGCGAGACCATGACCGATCCCTCTGCGCCCATCTCTGCAAGGATGGCCTCCACATCGGCGGTCACCTGTGCAAGCACAGCTTCGCGCTTTCCTTTGTATCCGTACTCCTTGCGCAGGATGGAGTACGCTGTCGCGCCCTTGCTCATGTGTAGTCCGCGCAGCTCCAGTTTGAGGGCGGTGCGCAGCGCGGCCAGTCGGTAGGTCGCAATCTGCTCGGGGGTTGTGAGTGCTGTCATTTGGTTTCTCCTAGTGGTTTGATGAGTCGATTGAGCGCGGTCTGGATGTGGGTGTCGTCCATGTACTTGTAGAGCGTGTCGCAAATCCACGGCGTGAGTCCTGCCTGATACAGCATGTCCCACTGGTAGCGTTTGGTGGACAGCCCTGCCGCCGCATAGCGTGAGCGATGGAAGTCCGTGTCGAGTGTGGCTATGGCGTCGCGTATGTGCGCTAGGTGTTCGGGTTTGATTTTCATTTGGTTTCTCCTATGGTTAATCGTTGTCGCGGCTTAGCTGCTTCTCGATGTATGAGAGCGCGAGCCATAGCTTTGCGAATGTGCGGGCTTGCCCCGCGTAGTTGGTGACCTTCCACCCTGATTGGGCGGGTTCCAGCGTGTACTTCATGCGATGAGTCCTTTCTCGTACATTTGTTTCAGCATGGTGCTGTGGATAATTGAGTAGCCCAACTCCATGCCCTTGGTTGCCATCCACTCCATCTCTTGCGCCGGACTCAGGCCGAACTCCCCTGCCTTACCAGCGCACCAGTGCACGGCGGTCGTGAAGTACGCGCCTGAGTCGAACCATGTGCCGTCAGGTGCAACGCACCCATAGAACGGCCTGTCGCTGTGGAAGCGCTTAAATTCTTCCCATGTTCTCATCGTGCACCCCTTCCTGTGCGGCGGGATACCTTGGCGGTGTAGCCCTCCCAATAGCCGATGATCTCCTCGGCCTGTGCTTGTTTGCGCAAGCGTTCGTTGCGCTCGTAGTTTGTGCGCTTGGCGATCTCATTACGCAGTGCACGTAGACGTGCTAGCTGCTCTGTCTTGATAACACTATGTGTCATATCTATCTCCTTCATCCTCGTTACAAGTGCGGCGTGAGACGGCACGCCGCGAACCGTTGGTGAGTCAACGTGACTCACCTATCTCTTACGTACATATTGTACCCTGTCTAAAGTGGTTCCACATTATGAAACCGACCACGGTTCTAGATAGGTGTACTAAAAAACTGCCACGCGGGAAGCCGCGCCAATGCTAGCTTTGGCTAGTTGCAGCCTTAAACATCCAGCTATTTTGAGGTACTACTAGCCCCCCCTAATAGATAGTTTTGCCAAGTGTACGTACGTAAATACACGTACATATATATATAACTAGTTTCTTAAGTATATATATATAGCTGGATGTTTCAGCGTGCTTTTGGCTATCGCTAGCATTGGCGCGGGTTTGCGAGTGGCAGAAATTTAGCGCACTTGTCTACGCGCCGGGACAGTTGCCTAAATGTCGTTTTGGCTGGTTTTGGCGACAATTGACCCCTCCCAAGGGCTTGCGATACGGGCGTAGGTTCCGTCTGCTATGCGTATGTAAACAAAGCGCCTGCGGTGCAGGACTTCGCTGTCGACTATGGTGAACGGAGCTTTGTCGCTCAGGGTGCAAAGCACCGCGCCAGTTTGCCACGCATCAAGCGCAGTTACAGGGTCAGTAAAGGCTGACCCATCAAGGATGATATAGCTCATAAGAAACTCCAGTTTAAAAAGTGACTGAGCAGTCACAAAATGAACGTGCCCACCGAATTGTGGACACGCTAGATACAAAATAGCCTAGCAGCCCACGACGTGGACGCGCTAGACAAGAAACTAAACACCGGACAAGCCCCGATCACAGGACTCGCCGGAGAAACTCAGTGGGACAACTGTCCCACTTACTTGGACGACAGGCCAGCCTTGACTCGTGCCAAAGCCTCGGTCGCCTGTGCCTTGGTCAGCCCTGCCAGTGCCGCTTGGATAGCTTCCACAGTGCCCTTGGGCAAACGCACGATGGTCTTGGCACTGGTCGCAGGGGATGCCTTGACGTAGATGCTTGCCAGCAAGCGATTGCAGTCTCGCTTTGCCGCGCAGTCCTTGGACGCCCACTTGCCGTCCTCGAACGTCTCGCCGTACAGCTTTGCCCAAACCGGTGCGATGACAGCCTTTGCTTCGTCACGTGTTGCGTCCTTGAGCAAGGGGCGCAGGATATCAACCGCTTTGATGAACGATGTGTGGGCACGCTTGCCAAGCACGACAGCATCGTAAGCAACATGGAGGGCTTTGGTAATTGCATTCAAGTTCATTTAGTTTCTCCTAAGTAGTGGGACAGTTGTCCCACTTGTCGGCGGCAGAGCCATTCCCCACCGCATCGACAAGTCAATTTTACTTGAAGGGGTAGTAGACTGCCCCCAAATAGCCCTTGCAGCGACCCCACCGTGGGGGTATGCCCCCTTTTTGACGTGACGATGCTATGCCGCCATAAACACTGTTTCGTAACCGCACAGCCTATTTTGTAAAACCTTAGACAAAATGCGAGAAATAAAAACACATATCTACAGACCCACCCCCTTGTCATAGAAATGGCCCACCCCAAAAAATTTTGTAAAAAAAACCCCGGAACCTTGCGGGCCGGGGTTAAGTCCAATCACTTGAACGAGGAGAAGCAAATGAACACAGCGGAGAGCCGCCCTGCACAATCACCGGAATAGAGTATATACTCCGCCCAACGAGGCTGCAAGGGCTTACGCATGTTAGACCACCTGATAGATTTTGAACCCGAGGTGTGCGCACACATCTCAACCGATACACTGAGCGCTGATAAGGCAAGCCCAGCGCAAGCGCTTGACGCCAAAATAGCCACCAACGACTGGCTATCCAAACTCGGCGCGGTGGACACCGAAGAAATCATCAACCCGCTGGATACCAAAGCCGCGCAAACCGCATTCGCCAACATTGTCTCCGCCGCCCCACAAGAAAATACAGCAACGGCCATAGCCAACATAAAGACCCCTGCTGCCGTGCAGCATTTGGTGGGCATGCTAACCGCCTACGACTGGGAGTTTGTGAACCAAGCCAAAGAGCTGCGGGGCTACGTCGTCGCCCAACTCGTCGAAGAAACCCAAAGCACCAACGCCAACATCCGCCTCAAAGCGCTAGGGCTGCTCGGCAAGGTCACGGAGATCGGTCTGTTCACTGACAAGATTGAGGTCAAGAAGGAAGAGCTTACCGATAGCGACCTCGACAAGCGTATCAAAGAGAAGTTGAATAAGTTCATGCAAGTCGTTGACGTGCTTGATGTTTCTGAGAAAATCCCCGCAAATGAACCTCGACAAGCTGACCTCGCTGAGTAAGGCAGAACTCGAAGCGCTCATGCAGGCGCTGCCGTCCATGTCGCTCAAAGACAAGATGGAGCTGTTCGATGACTTGGAGGTCAGGGAGCGCCGCGCGTCCCTCATGGCGGCAAAGACAAACATGCTGGGCTTCGCCCAAGCCGTGTACCCCGGATTCAAGATCGGGCCGCAGCACCGGAAGCTGTCCAAGATTTTCCAAGACGTGATTGACGGCAAGAAAAAGCGCGTCATCATCAACATTGCGCCGCGTATGGGCAAGTCGGAGTTCAGCTCATACCTGTTCCCTGCCTATTTTTTAGGCAACTTCCCCGACAAGAAGATCATCATGGGCACCCACACGGCGGGACTGTCCGAAGACTTTGGTAGGCGAGTTCGTAATCTTTTGGATACAGAGGAGTACCATGATATCTTTCCTGAAACGCGTGTCGCGGCGGATCAAAAGGCGGCTGGTAAGTGGTCTACTGCGGCTGGGGGTCAGTACTATGCCGCTGGTGTGGGGGGCGCTCTTGCCGGTCGTGGTGCTGATTTATTTGTTATTGACGACCCTCATTCGGAGCAGGACGTAAAAATTAACAGTCGTCTGGCGTTTGATACTGCATGGTCGTGGTTCCAGACTGGCCCACTGCAGCGCTTGATGCCGGGCGGGGCGATCATCATCGTCATGACAAGATGGTCAATTTTAGACCTTACAGGCCGCTTGCTGACGTACCAAGCCAAGAACCCAGACGCAATACCTTGGGAAATTGTGGAGCTGCCCGCCATCCTCAATGAGGACGAAGAAAACGAAAAGTCGCTCTGGCCGGAGCAGTGGCCGCTGGAGACGCTGAAAGCAACCAAGGCCAGCATTGAGCCACGGTACTGGAACGCCCAGTACATGCAACAGCCGACATCCGAGAACTCCGCGTTAGTGGCACGCAAGAACTGGCGCATTTGGGAAAGTGACTCGCCGCCCCGGTGCGATTACATCTTGCAGAGCTGGGATACCGCCCATGAAGTGAAGAACACTTCGGACTACAGCGCCTGCACAACGTGGGGCGTGTTCTACAACGAGGAAGAGGGCGACAGCCCACAGGTGATACTGCTTGACGCTTTCAAAGACCGCATGACCTTCCCAGAACTCAAGCAGGTGGCCCTCAAGCACTGGAAAGAATGGGAGCCCGATGCGTTCATCGTTGAGAAGAAAGCCGCTGGTGGACCGCTGATCCAAGAGCTGCGGGCGATGGGTATCCCCGTTCAAGAGTTTAGCCCCAGCAGGGGCAACGACAAGATGGTTCGCCTGAACGCCGTGGCCGACCTGTTCACCTCTGGTAAAGTATGGGCACCTGACACACGCTGGGCGCGAGAAGTTATTGAAGAGATTGCCGCGTTTCCCGTTGGGGAAAACGATGACTATGTGGATACTACGACCCAAGCCTTACTGCGTTATCGCCAAGGCGGGTTTATTTCGTTAGACTCCGATGAGCAGGACGACCCGTACAGATACGCCCGTCGCACTGCCGCATACTACTAAGGATACCAAATGGCTGTTGATAAAAGTTTGTACCAAGCTCCCCAAGGAATTGAATCTCTGGCTCAGGACGAAGAGCCAATTGAAATTGAGATCGTAGACCCCGAAGAGGTGCACATCAGCGCCGGTGACTTGGAAATTGACATCGAACCGGGCGAAGACAGCGACTTTGGCATGAATTTGGCCGAAGAGTTGGACGAAAGTGCCCTATCAAAACTGGCCGGTGAGCTTGATGGCGACATCGAAAACGACCGAAACAGCCGCAAGGACTGGGAAAAAACGTACACCGAGGGCCTAAAACTGCTTGGTTTGAACTACGAAGAGCGTACGGAGCCTTGGAACGGGGCGTCTGGCGTGTTCCACCCCATGATTACCGAGGCTGTGGTGCGGTTCCAGAGCGAAACCATCACGGAAATGTTCCCTGCGGCAGGGCCGGTACGCACAAAAATAATTGGCAAGGAAACTCCCGACAAAATTCAAGCAGCGCAGCGTGTCGAGGCTGACATGAACTACGAACTGACGGAAGTTATGCGTGAGTTCAGGCCTGAGCAAGAGCGCATGCTCTGGAGTTTGCCAGCCACAGGCTCGGCATTCAAGAAAGTGTACTTCGACCCAAGCCTTGACCGGCAGGTTTCGATGTTTATACCGGCAGAGGACATTATTCTGCCGTACGGCACGACCGATTTGGACACTTGCTACCGCATCACGCACGTCATGCGTAAGACCAAGAACGAGATTATCAAGCTGCAGAAGGCTGGGTTCTACCGCGACTGTGACTTGGAAGAGTCTACAAAGCAATCTACCGATATTCAGAAGGCCAAGGACAAGGAAACTGGCTTCACGGACATCAATGACGACAGATATACCCTATACGAGATTCACGTTGACCTAGATATCGACGGGTACAACGACGAAGAAGACGGCGAAGAGACGGGTATTGCCCTGCCGTACGTTGTGACAATGGTTAAGGGCACCAATCAGGTGCTTGCTATTCGCCGTAATTGGCTGGAAGAAGATGACCTCAAACTCAAGCGCCAACACTTTGTCCACTACCAATACATCCCCGGTTTTGGGGCTTACGGTTTCGGCCTCTTCCACCTCATCGGCGGGTTCGCGAAGTCGGCTACCAGTATTATGCGACAGCTCGTGGACGCCGGAACGCTCTCAAACTTGCCGGGAGGCCTTAAATCTCGTGGACTGCGCATTAAGGGGGATGATACGCCGATCTCTCCGGGAGAGTTCCGCGACGTAGACGTTGGTTCTGGGGCGCTGCGTGACAACATAATGATGCTGCCGTACAAGGAGCCGAGTCAGGTTCTGTACACGTTGCTTGGCAACATCGTTGAAGAAGGTCGCCGCTTCGCCTCCACGGCAGATATGAACATCAGCGACATGTCTGCTCAGGCACCGGTGGGTACGACCCTTGCATTGCTTGAGCGCCAGTTGAAGGTGATGTCGGCTGTCCAAGCCCGTTTGCACTACAGCTTCAAACAAGAACTGCGTCTGTTGGCAGGCATCATCCGCGATTACACGGACACCAACTACGAGTACGAGCCCGATGGCGACACGGACGCAGCGCCAGCCCAAGGCGCAAAGAAAGAAGACTACGACCACGTAGACGTAATCCCCGTCAGCGACCCCAACGCGGCCACCATGAGCCAGCGTGTTGTTCAGTACCAAGCGGTCATGCAGATGGCACAGTCCGCGCCTGACATCTACAACATGCCCCAGTTGCACCGCAATATGCTGGAGATTTTGGGTATCAAGAACGCGGACAAGTTGGTACCCCTGCCGGACGACATGAAGCCGAAAGACCCGGTGACCGAGAACATGGCCATCCTCAAGGGCGATCCGGTCAAAGCGTTCCAGTACCAAGACCACAAGGCGCATATTCAAGTGGTCATGTCAATGTTCCAAGACCCAGTGGTCATGCAGGCCATCGGCCAGAATCCGAACTTCCCCAAAATCCAAGCGGCGGCAATGGCGCACGTTGCCGAGCACACTGGGTTCCTGTACCGCCAGCAAGTAGAAGCGCAGTTGGGCATGCCGATGCCGCCCGAAGACGAGAAGCTGCCGCCCCAGATTGAGCAAGCACTGTCTGGCATGCTGGCGCAAGCCGCACAACAAGCACTGCAGCAGAACCAGCAGCAGGCGGCGCAACAGCAAGCACAGCAGCAGGCGCAAGACCCGTTGGTGCAGATGCAGCAGCAAGAGCTACAGCTCAAGCAAGGCGCGTTGCAGATCGAACAGGGCAAACTGCAGTTGGAGCAACAGATCGCGATGGCCGACCAGCAGTACAAAGAGAAGCAGTTGGCTATGGAAGCGGCTGCGAAGTCGGACACGAACAAGTTGAAACTGGCGGAGTTGCAGGCAAAGCTGCAGCTTGACGGCACCAAAATTGGTGCACAGATCAACGAAAGCAGGCAAAAACAGGCCTTTGAGCAGGAACACGCCGGTGTGCAAATCGGTGCACAGATTGCCAAAGACAAGCACGAACAGGCGCTCTCAGCGCTGCAACTGGCCCAACAGGCCGCACCAAAAGGAGAAACTGAGTGATATCCGAATTCGCAGACGTACTGCGCCAGAAAATACGTACGGATATGAACAATTACGCGGACGACTTGGCGGGTGGGGCCTGTCGTTCCTTTGACGAGTACCAAAAACTTTGCGGGGTTATTCAGGGCCTAGCCTACGCAGAGTCTCACCTATTGGCCCTGCTAAAGAAAGTTGAAGACTCCAATGAGTGAAATCATACTACCGCCGAACATTGTTCTGCCAAAAGCATATCAACCGATTGAAAAACCGGATGAAAAAGCCGACGACGCAGAAAAAGCGAAAGTACTTCCTGTGCCTACCGGCTACAAGATGCTATGCATCGTCCCTGAAGTCTCCAAAAAGATTGATGGTACGGAGCTAGACCTTGAGAAGCCGTGGGAAACGGCGCACCGTGAAGAGCAAACCACTTCGGTTTTGTTCGTTCTGCGTGTTGGCCCCGATGCCTACAAAGACACCAACAAGTTCCCCAACGGACCTTGGTGCAAAGAAGGCGACTTCGTAATGGTGCGTACGTATACCGGTACGCGCTTTCGTATGTTCGGCAAAGAAATGCGTCTCATCAATGATGACCAGATCGAAGCCGTAGTTCAAGACCCCCGTGGCATCACTCACGTATAGGAGCAATCATGCCTGAAGCATTTAAATTTCCCCATGAAAAAGAAGACGAGGACATCGAAATCGAAGTCACCGATGGTGATGTAGAAATCGAAGTCATCGACGACACCCCCGAACAAGACCGTGGTCGCAAGCCCCTTGACCGAGAAGTCGCCGATCCGACCGACGAAGAAATTGAGTCATACTCGGAAAAAGTCCGCAACCGCATCAAGGAATTGACCCACGCTCGTCATGACGAGCGCCGAGTTAAAGAAGCCACCATGCGTGAAAAGCAGGAGCTGGAGTCCTTTGCCCAGCGTATCTTGGAAGAGAACAAGACCCTGCGTGGATATGTCGATAAGGGCACACAGCAGGTAGTTGCGTCCAGTCTAAGTGCAGCCGAAGCCGAGGTGGCGCAAGCACGTCGCGCCTACAAGGAAGCACAGGAAGCGTTCGATACGGACGGCATCATTGCCGCCCAAGAAGCCTTGACTGACGCCAAGTTTAAGTTGGAGGCGATCAAAAATTATCGCCATACCCCTTTACAACAGCAAGAAAATGCTGTACAAACGCAACAACCAGCACCCCAAAAGGTGCAACCCGACGAAAAATCGCTGCGCTGGCAGGCAAAAAACCAGTGGTTCGGGGCTGATGGGTTTGAAGACGTAACCAGCTACTCATTAGGGCTGCACCAAAAACTAGTGAATTCGGGTCTTGATCCGCGTAGTGATGAATATTTCGAGCAAATTGATGCTCGCGTAAGAAGTAAGTTCCCGGAAGTTTTCGGAAACAGCAAGGTTGAGACCAGCAAGCGTCCTGCGTCTGTTGTCGCCCCCGCGACACGTTCGTCAGGAGTTCGTAAAGTCCAGCTTACGAAGTCAGCGCTAGCGTTGGCTAAGAAATTTGGAATGACACCGCAACAATACGCTGCACAGGCAGCAAAACTGGAGGCTTAACATGGCTGATTCTCGTACATCTCGTGACCTTTCTTCCCGCGACAAAAGCGCTCGCATTGTGTATACCCCTTCGAGCACACTGCCCGACCCAACGCCCGAACCCGGCTACACCTACCGGTGGATTGCCACTCATGTTTTGGGGCAAAGTATTCCGACTAACATGTCTGCGAAACAGCGCGATGGTTGGGTGCCCGTAAAGGCAGCAGACCACGAAGAGCTTATGTTGGTTGGTAATGAGAAGACAGGCAACGTCGAAGTTGGTGGCCTCATGCTTTGCAAGATGCCTACAGAACGCGCCCAAGCCATCGCTGATTACTACAATCAAGCAGCACAGGCCAATATGGAGTCTGTGGACAATAACTATATGCGCCAACAAGACCCGCGTATGGCAACTTTGTTCTCTGAAAAGCGATCAACAGTTACTCGCGGAAATTTTGGTTCCGGTTCTAAATAATTGGAGTTTTTTATATGGCATCGACCTCTTCTCCCTACGGGTTTAAACCCGTAAATGAGCTGGGTGGTCTACCTTATGCAGGTAGCACACGCAGCTTCCCCATCGCCTCTGGCTATGGCACCAACATCTATAACGGATCGTTGGTCTATGTCCAGTCTACGGGCTATCTGGCAATCGCTACCGCTACCGGTGCAGACGCTACTACCAACGGTTTCCCCGTCGGTACGGCTAACACTGGTTGCGTCGGCGTATTTGTCGGCTGCTCTTACACCAACCCGAGCACCAAGCAAAAGGTGTTTGCACAATACTGGCCTACCGGTACTGTCGCATCTGATGCAGTTGCTTACGTCGTTGATGACGACCGCGCTGTGTTCCAAGTGCAAGCTGCTGGTTCTATGACCATCGCTGATCTGGGTTCCAACGTGTACCTGAACGCCGTGCAATCTACCTCTACCGGTAGCACTACCTCCGGCAACTCCAACACTGCTGTGAACCCCACCGCTGTCACAACTACCGCCGCTTTCCGCGTCGTTGGTTTCGTGGACATGGTTGGCTTCTCGCAAGTTGGCGACGCCTACACTGACATTCTGGTGAAGTTCAACCCCGGATACCACTCTTACAGCAACGCTGTTGGTCTGTAATAGGAGTTAAATCATGGCTGTTTCACGCGCACAACTGTTGAAAGAACTGCTCCCCGGCTTGAACGGACTTTTTGGTCTGGAATATGCCCGCTACGGCGAAGAGCACAAGGAAATCTACGTGACCGAGACCTCGGAGCGTAGCTTTGAAGAAGAAACCAAACTGGCGGGCTTCGGCGCTGCACCGGTGAAGAACGAGGGCCAAGCCATTGCTTATGACAATGCGCAGGAAGCCTTCACTGCACGGTACAACCACGAAACCATCGCTTTGGGCTTCGCGATCACGGAAGAGGCAATGGAAGATAACTTGTACGACTCCTTGTCGGCTCGTTACACCAAAGGTCTGGCCCGCGCTATGGCGTACACCAAGCAAGTTAAGGCTGCTGCTGTTTTGAACAACGGCTTCACTAACTCTGCTGCGTACTACGGCGGCGACGGCGTGCCTTTGTTCTCCACGGCTCACCCCTTGGTCAATGGCGGTACCAACTCCAACCGTCCCACTACCGGTGTTGATTTGAACGAGACTTCCTTGGAAGCCGCCGTTATCCAGATCGCCCAGTGGGTGGACGAAAAGGGTCTGTTGATCGCTGCTAAGCCCAAGAAGCTCATCATCCCGACCGCTCTGATGTTCGTTGCTACTCGTCTGTTGGAAACCAGCCTGCGTGTTGGTACCACCGACAACGATATCAACGCGTTGAAGAACAACGGTTCGATCCCTGAAGGCTACACCGTCAACCACTATTTGACCGACGTCAATGCATGGTTCTTGACGACGGACGTGCCAGATGGCTTGAAGCACTTCGAGCGTGTGGCTTTGGACACCAAAATGGACGGCGACTTTGACACGGGCAACGTCCGTTACAAGGCTCGCGAGCGTTACAGCTTCGGCTGGAGCGATCCATTGGGCGTTTTTGGTTCTCCCGGTTCGACCTAAGCCCTCGGGCTTATTAAAAGGGCTCCTTCGGGAGCCCTTTTTTACGTGTATACTTCGCCCACCATGAAAACCCCATCCCTCCCGCGACCTAAGATCACTGTGCGTAGCTCAGTCTGGTCAGAGTTCTCGGTTTGGAACCGAGGGGTCGTAGGTTCAAATCCTACCGCACAGACCAATCATCATTGACCTACTACGGTGTAGGTAGTGTAGTGGTAGCACGACAGCCTGTGAATCTGTCAGCGAGGGTTCGATTCCCCCCATCACCCCAAGTTTTTGTTGTATTTACACAACAAACCTTGTCATAAACCAAGTCACAAAAACCGTGTAGGATGTCTTTGCAGCAAGGTCGCTGCACCTAATTTTTGGAGAACATCATGTTTTTTACCGTAGCTGTTGACCTGCCTCAAGGCGGTTTTTTTGAATATTCCACCGAGTCCATCCTGCAGTTTCTGCAAGCCGTAGCCGAATTTGGCGACGGTGCAGTTGTTGAAGTTGAAGACGATATCGAAATCCCTGAAGCCATTGACCATTTGTTTGCCGAAGACGAAGAGTACACCTACGACGAAGACGCTGAGTGCTTCTGCTGGTACGATGAAGAGTACGATGCTTGGTACTGGCTGAACGAAGAGACCGGCGAGTGGCTGCTGGTTGAAGACGAAGTTGAAGACGAAGCTGAAGACGAAGCTGAAGAAGCCTAATTTGGGTACGATCGTACCCAACACGGGGGCCTTAGCGGCCCCCTTTTTCATTGTAGTGGTGGATACGATGGCAGTTAGCGCAAAGGATGATGCACTTGGCCGCTTCTTTGTACGCACGGGCAAAACGACCGTCGCTAATTAAATCGTTTACACCGTATTTTTTTGTGCCCGGTGGGTGGTGAAAATCAATAACTGCCGGGTGAGAGAATCCGCAAACATGGCAGGCCAACCCCGCTTTGTACTGTAACCACGCATCGCGCTTTTGTTTTCTTAAAGTCCTTGACTTTTCCCTGACAGCATCTGCATTTTTTTGGTAGTGACTAGCCGAATACTCCTTGTGCTTGGCTTTTCTAACAGCAGGGTCTTTGTAGGGCATGCCCTTGACTCTATCAAAATTTAGTGTATATTGTGTGCATCTGGGACTTCCAGTGCGCCAAACTGCCCCAGCAGACGACATACCGATTGACGCACTTAGCTTGTATGTAAGGAACACATATCATGGGATTTGCAACTCACCTCGGCCCTTGGCTGCTCGGCACCACCAAAAACACCACTGGCTCTACTGCAGCCACCACCCGCAACACTGGCTGCACCGTTGTGTCGCAAAGCACTGACGTTGTATTCGGTACTTTGACCGGCAACGCAATTGCAGTACCGGCTGGCGCACAGATCGTTGACGTTAAAGTTGTTACGACCACCGTGTTTAGTGCAGCTACTACAGCCAAGCTTAGTATCGGCGGCACAGACTTTACGACCACTGGCACTATCACCTCTGTTGGCAGCGTGGCTCTTGGTGCTAATGCAACTACCCCCGGCGGCTGGTTGAATGTTGGCGCAACTGACACGTTCATCACCTACACCTTGGCGGGTACTTCTTTGACCACCGGTGCTGCCACCATCGTGATTACATACGCTGTACGTGATTCGAGCGGCAACCAAGCACAACCTGCCAACCAACAGTAATTAGTCTCGGGGGCTTCGGCCCCTGTTTTTTAGGGGGTTAGTTATGACAATGCAATATGATGTCAAGTCAGCCTATGCGGGAACCTTGCCTGCACAGTTGTATACAGGGCGGACTCGACTAAAATCTATTGTTTTTATTGGCAATGGAACTGGCGGAACTTTTACTCTTTACGACGGTACAGACAGCACTGGCCCCGTGGTGTATCAATTTAAGTTTTCAACGGCGGTTCAGCCATTCCAAGTGTTGCTTCCCGGAGAGGGAATTATTTGCGCTAATGGTATTTATGCGGTTGGCACCACTCTAAGCGCTATCTCGGTGACCTATGGCTAAGTCACCCGCATGGACTCGCAAGGAAGGCAAAAATCCCGAGGGTGGCTTGAACGCGAAGGGGCGCGCGTCGGCCAAAAAACAAGGGATGAATTTGAAGCCTCCCCAGCCGGAAGGCGGAAGCAGGCGCGACTCCTTTTGCGCAAGGATGAGTGGTATGAAGAAGAAGCTCACCAGCGCGAAGACCGCCAACGACCCGAACTCGCGTATAAACAAGAGCCTTAAAGCTTGGAACTGCTGATATGACTGAGCATCAAGACACGGTTAAACACGCTATTGACATTCTTGCTCCGTTGGCAGCAATAGGCTCGTTTTTTGAACTACTTTCACCTATTTTTGGTTTTATAGGGGCAGTTCTGGCGCTGATGCGTATTGCAGAAATGGTGACGGGCAAAAATTTTGCCGAGTTGATTTGGAGAAAACCCGATGCCGAGTAGCTCTAAAAAGCAACACAATTTCATGGCGGCAATCGCGCATAGCCCTGCGTTTGCCAAAAAAGTAGGCGTCCCACAGTCTGTGGGTCAAGACTTCGACAAAGCCGACAAGGGCCGTAAATTTTCAAAAGGTGGAAGTATGGCTACTAAAGGTGTAAACCCATTTGCTAAGTTCGAGAAGTCTGGCAAAGATGTAGAGCCCAAAGGCATGCGCGAAGGCTCTAAAAAAGAAGAGGCGTTCGACATGAAACAGATGAAGAAGATGGCCGAGGGTGGCTCGACCGACATGGCCCAAGACAAAGCCATGATTAAAAAAGCCTTCAAGCAGCATGATGCTCAAGAGCACAAAGGCGGCAAGGGCACAGAGTTGAAGCTTGCTAAAGGCGGCATGTTTCGTTCGTCGGCTAATGGTATCGCCTCTAAA